CTCTAGGGCCGACATGGTTACGAGTCGTCGGCCGTAGCGGATAGCCTTTCCGTCAAGTTCCGCCGCGTTAGCGACGGCCCACATGACCAGGCTCAGGACGATTCGGTAGGGCGGCCAGCCACCTCTGTGATCAGGGCTTCCACCACCTTGTTCAACTCATCCATCTCGATCACGGGCTGGGCCGTGCGGAGGTAATGCTCGACGGCCGCAACATCATCGGAATGGACGGCGGCGTGGAGGAACTGACGGACGGCCCGAAGCTGTTCCCCCTGAGTGGCAGCAGGATCCGAAGCAAGGCCGAGATCAAGCAAGATGATGCCGGGGAGTTGGTTCACCAGGCGGAACTCCTTGTCCCGGATGGTGATGTTGCGGACGGCCTCATCAGCCTCGGCCGTTTCCTCAGCCTTCATCGCCTTGTAGGCGGAAGTGGAGACCGCCTGATCCGGGGCCTCACTCACCTCAACCTCGTTGGGGGCCATGGCGTTGGCGGTGGTCACGACGACGGGCTGGGAAGAAGTATCACTCATGGGGCCTATTCTCCATCTTGGAATCGGTTGGTGTCAACTATACCCAATACTTACCTGTACGGGCGCATGGCCACCAGGAGAGCTTTCCAGAGGAATGGGTTGGGCTTGTTGCCGGGATGATTGACCGATTGGACGGCCACGATCTTGCCGCCCTTGCCGGGGAAGGTCAATAGTTTCGGCGGCCTAGCCGTGATCTTGTGAGGCTTGGCCCCCTGATGTACGAAAGTGGCGTAGCTGGTAACGGCCCCTACTTGCATCTCCAGGTTGATCCCTGGCCATAGGGTGATGCGGAGGTTGGCCTTGAGGTAGCCGGGAGGGTGATCCTTGCTGAAGCGCGACCTTTCAACAGGGACCGTCTTATGAGCCTCCCGGAGAGTATGGTTGCCGATCTTCTGTATCGTCTGGCCAACGAAGCCATTGGGAGACTTCAGCATGGCTGTGATGGCACCCTGATTCGGGACGAAGGTGACATTCGAAGCCATCAGGGGGGCGGGGCTCCAACCCAGCATTCATCAAGCTCCACTGTGTAGGTGAAGTCCCATCCAGCGCAGCCGCCATGAGGTCCATAGGGGGTGATGTCGCCATAGGCCACCTCTTGGCAGTCCTGGTCGCTAGGGAAGATCAGCCCATTGCAGGCCGCTGACGTGAAACAGCACCGGAACACCTGAACATCGATCAAGAGGTTCTCGGCCGCGGCCTGCATCACTGAGGCGGCAGGGAAAGGGTTGAAGGCGTCATCGATCAGCGTGGGGAAACAGGGGCGCACCAGGCGAATGTTGATATCGGCCACGCCACCCACGTCGCCACATCGAGCCCAGACCTTCTCGCCGGTCACGTAGGCAGCGTTTTGGAATCCGATTCGAGGACGGATTCTGTCTAGCCAGATGGCCAAGAAGTCACAGCAATCATCAGGCGGGGTGTTGTGGCTGATGTAGCAGTCCTTCGGAACGCCATTGGGCGTCTCGGCCAAGCAGGCGCACCCCACGTCCAGCATGGTCTGGAGGAGATCGTTGATAGAGCCTGGATTCAGGACAGACATGGTTACCCCGAGAAGGTCGTGTTGCCGGACCTTTTATCCGGGCGATGGACCCGTGACCGGCGCTTCAGCTTAGAGGGGTTCACGCTGTTGAGCCAGATGTCCACTTCGTAGATTCCCGTTTCACCCTTAGCGATGAACTCTAGGGGATCGGCAAAGCTCATGGTCACGTCTTGGCGGGTGATCTGCTTCAACCGCTGGGGGAGACAGTTGTCGGCGCCGCATCGGTTCTTGGCAATCTCGCAGGCGAAGATGGAGGCCGCCATGCGCCCTTCTAGGGGGACCGGCTTGCCATAGTCATAGGTGATGGTCCAGGTCCCTGGATCCCCCGGCTCACCCGTAAGGTCATTGGTACATGGCCAGCCCTGGCCATCGACGCGGCATACGCGGCGGTAGGCCTCAATCTTGTAGGCAGTGGCAGGAAGAAGGACTCCATCAACCCAGATGGCCACGATGTCATTGACGGTGGCAGGGAGATCGATACAGGGGAGGTGGCACTTCTTAGAGCATCGACCGATGTTGACGAACCCGGTCCCGAAGCCGTTGGCCACGGGGTAGGCCGGGTAGTTGTTGAAGGCCCACCACCAATCTGAGCCCACGAGGGAATCCCACAGGCCAGAGCAGCACCCACAGTTGTCCCCGCGACAGTTGTGAACGGCGAACCCGTTGGCCAAGAAGGAATGGTCTTCTTCGACCTCGATATCATAGACGGGGACAGAAAGCCCCGACGCTTCCATCTTCTTGACGCGTGACCAGACGTGTTCATTGTCGGTCCACGTGTACTTGGTCTCTCCTTCAAACCATCCAACCGTGAATGACGGCTTGACGCTTACGGAGCGGCCCTGGATTTCACCCTTAGGCGCCTTGCATCTCGACAAGGTAGATGAGAAGCCAAGACTTGTCACGAGAACCCTGAGGCTAATCGCCATTCGTTCACTGACTGTAGAGATTCTGGATTCGACACGCTTGCCTTGATATCGTTCACAACCATCAGCGGAAAGATAGCCAGCGAGGAAGGAACGACGCACATCTTCTGGCGCCCCAAACATCCACCCAGGGATGTCCTTCTCGGACGCTCCTGAACCAAAGTTCAACGTCAGCCACTCTCGTAGTGGTCCGTCCTGGGTATGGAATCGAACGGTAGTCTTCTGCTCGCGCTCCTTCCATCTCATGTCTGTTGTAGCAAGGGCCGAGGCCAGTTCATCTCGTTCGTGCTTTCCACAACGGATGAAGACAGAGTTGGCGTTGTGGTTTGGGTTATCAAGGTCTCCCTGAACCCAGCCATCGCCAAGCCAGCGACCCACCATCCACCAGAAAGACTGGTCGTCTGGGTCCGTCCCCAAAGGTACTCGCAGTTCGGCTGTTTCAATGGAGCGAGGGGTGGCCCAGGCGTTTCCGACCATAGACCTGGCCTCAGCCCATTCTGGCTGGCCTAGCTTTACCTCGCGCTCTGACCAATTGAACGGCTTGATCTCACGTGACCAGAACCTATGGTCGGCAGTCGAGCTAACTGAGCCACCTTGACCCGACAGCTTGAACGTCTCCTCAATACCCGTTTGGCCAGATCGTGTGACCTTACGCCAACGCCCGCGATGAGTTAGAACTACGTCTCCTGGTTCGATATCTTCGATTGGCCGCTGGCCGCCGATTGTCGTGACCATTGTTCCTGCTGGGAAGCATGGCCAAATGGTCCGCTCACACTCACCGGGGAATTGACGGCCAGAGAGGCGATAGAGGATGGCTGAAGCAAACTGAATGGCCACGGTCAGGTCATAGGCTGGATCCAGGCCGTTACAGCAGAGACGAACCTCCTCGGGGGTCGTCCAGGGCTCGCAAGGGATTTCGACGGGGGGAGCAGCCATACCCTAAAGACTACTCCTGAATCTGGCTCGCTAGAGTTTTGCCCTAAGGGCCAGGAGAGCCCCCCAGGAGACCGCTGGCGGCCCTAGAGCCCCCAAAACGCACAGAGGACACCTCTTTGGCAGGGGTACCCCTCTGTGGTCAGAGAGCTTCGTGTTCCTGGTCGCCCTATCCAGCGACAGGGAGCCATTCCTCCCAGGCTGGCTCCAGGTCCCCGATCAGCAACATGAGCCGACGGGTCCCTTCCGGGCGCGTCGGGACAAGGCGGAGCTTCCAGCCGATCTCGTCCAGCAAGCGGTCGTCCTTGGTTTGGTTGCAGGGGTAGCAGCAGGCCACGACGTTCTCCCAGGAGTGGAGACCCCCCCGAGAACGAGGGACGATGTGGTCCATGGTGGAGGCAGCCTTGCCGCAGTAGGCGCAGAGCCCGCCGTCCCGCTTGAGCACTGTCCGTCGAGACAGGTAGGCCTTGCGGAAGTGGGGGATGTTGACGTACCGCACCAGCCGGATGACAGAGGGCATCGGCATCTCTCGGGTGGCCGAGTGGACCACCCGGTCCTCGTAGGACGAAACGACCTCAGCCTTTTCCAGCAACACCAGAACCACGGCGCGCTTGAAGGAGACCACGCAAATGGGCTCGTAGGAGGCGTTAAGGAGGAGCACCGAAGTTTCCATAGAGGGGATCATATATCAACCACCTGACAGTGTGAACAGATAACGCGAAAGACCCCCCTAGCGGGGGGCCTTCCACATTGGTCTTGCTGGTCGCGAGTTGGCTCAGGTGCCCGCCGTGACCGGGACGTAGCCGCAGTCATCGATGGGGCTGGGCAGAGCGGCAACGCACTTCCAGGCCAGAGGGCCGCCCGTCTGGATGGCCGTCTGATCCGAGAGGGACCAAATGTCAGCCGTGACGCCAGGAGGAAGGAGGGGGTTGGGGTTGCCAGGGGCAATCCCGGTGGGGACGGCCAGAGGATTGCCGCCAGCAGGGACGTAGGCCGGGAAGGTCCCGTCCGGGTAGCTGGGGAACCACAGAGGGTTGTTCTCGGCGTAGCCCTTGAGGGTGACCTCAAGCGCATCCATCGTGAAGTTGAAGTTGCCGGAAATCTCCCAATTGATCGTGCGGGGCAGGACCCACTGCACGTAGAGGTTCTCGACGGTTCCAGCGACGTTGCAGACGCCCTTGTCGGCGTTCTTGCTCCAGACCTCAAGGGCCTTGGAGTTCTCGCAGGGACCCGACTTCGAGTCACGCAAGACCATGCCGTTGAAACCACCGGCGCCGTCGCTGAGCAGCGTGGCGCCAATGAGCATCTCGATGACGGGGAGCGGGATGCCACAGAGCTTCAACTCAACGTCGAAGCCCTTCAGGCGGTCGCAGTCCTTGTCGCGGATGCAGATGTCACCACAGGCGTTCTTCGTGGTGATGTCGTTGCCGCCTTCGATGTCAGGCGAGAGGTTCAGTTCCATGAACCCATTCGACTGAATGCGGCTGTTGGGGACCAAGGGATCCAGCGCTACGTCACACTCGTTTTGACGAGTGATCCGCATGGCGCAGGCCTTGATGGACTTGGGGCAGCAAATTGCCATGTCGTTCAGCCCTCCTAAGAGCTTGACCAATTAAGGCCATTGTAGATGGCGGTGGTTCCTAAAGGGTCAATCCCCTAGTCGGAGTCTGGCAAGAAGGGTCTTGCGCTCCTTGCCCTTCTTTTCTTTCCAGATCGCTTCTTCACGGCGATCCGAGTCATCTCCGACCCAGGCGACGATTTCATCGATGGTCATGGTGCTGACATCGAGGATTTCTTCGCTTGACTCTGGCTCGGGGGTAACTTCAATGGCGGGCTCCGAAACCACTTCAGGTTCGGGCACCGCAGCGACAGGGGTGGGAGCCTCAATGGGGCCACGGTTCACAGCCGGGTAGCGGCTATGTCGTCCACTCGTAAGCTTGATCATCCGGTCAACTCCCACGCATCAGGGTTTCGCAATCTTAGGGAGTCCAAGAGGATGCCCGTGGGATCGTCGCGTCTGACCTCAACAATAGCCGATCCAGCGGCAACCACGAGATCTACGCCGTAATTCGTATTGCCATCGAGAGTTATGCCCACCTCTTGGGCTACTCCGGTAATCCAGAAGGTCTCGCGGTGTGCCGTCCTATTGGCCAATTCGATCGACACCTTGGCCGAGGATTCCGTCGGGCGAATAGAAGCCTCAATTAGTCCGCTCATGGGCCGGGAGGTGGCGTGAAGATTAGGGCCTGCACTTCGGGTGGGACGCTGAAGCGACCAGAAAGAAGTGAAAGGTATAGGAACCCCTGCATGACCGGCTGGCGCTGATCGTTGGCGTCGTCAAGGGTGAGAACGACAATCCCATCGGAAAACCAATCAGCCACCCCCCCTGTGATGGCGGGTTCATTGGCGTGGTCCGTGATGAAGGAAGTGATGTCGCTCTCGTCGCCATGATCAAGGGAGGCCACGATTTGAGTTATGGCGAGGGTGCCATCACCTCGGGCACGCAACTTGAAGCTGGACTCCATCAGAATTCCTCCACTATCAGAAGATCGTTGTTCCCAGCCTTCGTCTCTACAACAAGTGTGCCGGGGTAATCAAAGATGTAGGGAGCACCTCCAGGGGATGCTGATACCGAGATGTCATTGATAGTGGGGCGACCTTGTCGATTCCCGCCGACGGGAGCAACGATCGTCAGAGTCACCCGCCGTGTGTTCGGATCGGTTATGTATCTGGCGCCGTTGCCATGCAGGGCGGTAATGACAGGCTGGGGGGCGGCGGGAGCGGCGTCCAGGATCGCGGCCGCATGGGCCGAGTAATCGATTTCAGTGCATTCCACGAAACCATCCGGGACGAGATCCACATTATCGGCCGTGATGGCGAGGCTGGCGGGCTCAGCAAACCAGAACTTGGTCATAGTTCCTCCACGACCGTCAGGTCATCTGAAATGAGGTTCGTTCGGATCGTGAACGATGGAAGCGTCCCCCCTGTGGCCAGATCCCCAAGGGTGATCGCCGCCCCACCTTGGCTGGACTGCTGAAACAGGGTCACGCCGTTGAGGGTAGGCCGTGTAGCCACCGTTGCCGAGTTGTTCTCCCAGAGGATCGTGACACGACGGGCGAGCGCCGAAGTGATCCGTTGGGCCGTGGCGACCGGGAACGCTCCAGACACGCGGGTAACGATGATCGAGGCGGTGTTCGTCCCGACTCCACCCGGAATGGATGAACAACGCGAAACCACCCCTACAGGAACGTAAGCGGTGGTTCCATCGACCGTTGTGTCGGTGATGGTTACGACCCCAGCATTGTTGACGGTGTAACTCCGCAAGAACGAGGTAACGTTATCGCAGAGGATCTGGCTGAAGATATCGCGTCGGTTGGTGACTGAGGTGGGACATACCCCGACGGCCCCGATCGGGACGTAGGGGGCGCCTCCCAAGGTGGAATCCGCCACCGAGACGTTCCCCGCCAGGTCTGTGCGGTAGCGCCGCTGGAAGGTGGTGACGGTATCGCATAGGATGACGTATTCGTCATCGAACTGATTCTCCAGTTTGACTATTCCCTCAATGTCGATGGGGTTGCCGCTGGGGTTGGTCACCTCAATGGGCTGGCCGTCGATCGTTACGGAGCAGCGGATGACCGGCCCAAACACCACGTAGGGGATGCCGTCTAGGTCCGTATCCCTAACGGGGATGGTTCCGCTGGGCGAATAGGTGTAGAACCGGACGAAAGGGACATTGGCGGCCCCCGAATCGCAGAGCACCTCCACTGCCAACCGATCCTCGGGGCAGCGCGTTATGATCCCCATGGGGATGTAGGGCAGTCCATCGACGCCGATCAGGGTGATGCCAATGACGGCGCCAGAGGCGTCCCGTCCAATCTGAACTAGGGCAATGCCCGCCACTGATCCATCGGGAAGGATGTCGCAGAGCCAACCCGAAAGGGCGAAGCCAAGGTTGTCGCCAGCATTGCACGCCCCCGTTCCTGGGGGTGGGCTACCGGCAGTGAAGGTACCGGAGGTGAGATCAATCCAACCATCCTCAGTGGTGACGCCATTACAGTTGCGAGTAACCACCACAGCGATGGGGGTGGTGTCGGACAGGCAAAGCCCCACCGTTGCCACAGAAGTGGTCAACTCGGGGTAATCCGTGCAATCTACATTTAGGATGGGAGCGCCTGCCATAGTCTCTATCTTATAACAAGTCGAGGGCTGTCACCGTGTCTGGGCGGGCAGAATGAGCAGCCTGAAGGGCCAGCATGGCATCCAGGAACTCCCAACCAACATAGTCACTCCAGGATGGAGACGGCCGCTCCTTCAGGATTGGAGATGCACTCTGGGATGGGGGCTCTCTGATGACTCATGGTTTCCCCTCCTGTTAGGCGGCACCTACATCAACGAGAACGGCGAAAGAGCAACATCCATCATGAACGGCCGAGGCCACCACTTCACCTCGGTAGGTCACGGTGTTGGTGCGCCGATCCAAGGCCTCCTTCATCTCTTTCGGATAGATCTCCGTCTGGCCCATGCGGATGTTGACCATGCCGGTCGCGTAGGCCCAGGTCTCACCGGGGCCGGGCGGGGGTTGACCGAGAGGGCCTGTGCCGGGGTAGCCAGAACCGTTCACCACGATGTCGCCGCGGGAACGAGTCGTGATCATCTCCACAGGGATGGGAAACTCGTCCATGGGGGAGACCACATAGAGGCCACTCCAGCGTTCCACCAGACCTGTCGTGGCATGGATGAGGCCTCGTCCACCTGAACCACAGTTGGCCAAGGCCTGCTCCAGCATCACCAGGGCCATGGAGGGGGAGACGGCGGTCGGGGCGGCAGCGCCACCCGGATTGAGCACATGGAGATCATCGTTGGGCGTTCCACGCACTAAGGAGATGTTCGAGGGGTTGATGTTGCCCGTCCAGAACTCGTACTCCAGAGCCTTGTGCTTGTTGGCCTCAAGCTGGCGACGAGCGCGCTCCTCGTAGTTCGCGGCCTTGAAGCCGAAGGAGGAGCATGTGTAGGGGGTCTCGATGACGTAAGGCATGTAGGTCTGAGGGGCCTGGAACCCGTCATAGGCCTTCTTGGTCACCTTGGCCCCCACCTCAATGAAGGGAGCGTTGAGCGTCACGGTGCCACTGGCATCTCCGAGGGTCAGACTGATGTCAGTGACAGAGAGGAGGGCTGTCCCAATGGGGAGGCCGTTGTAGACACCATCCCACGAGAGCAGGTAGGTAGTGATTCCGGCGACCGTGGTGGCCGTGACGGTCACATCGCCAGGGGCAATGTTGGACAGTTGCTCAAGAGCAAACTGCACGGCACCCGCAGGGGCGTTGAAGTCCAGAGGCGTGGTGGTCTCGCCGTCGAACGTGATTGACCACGTTCCCCCTTGGGCCACCACAACGATCTCGTCCACCTCGCCGGGGGAGCCACAGGGCGCCCAGGCTTCAGCCTCGATACAGTTCTCGGGCTGGAAAACAAAGCCTGCCTCCCAGCGAGAGGAGGCGGGTTCCTTGATGACGACGGCCGAAGAAAGCAGCGAGTGGAGCGGCGGGGTAGTGGCCGGTGGATCTACAACTTCTTCAGGTGCGATGCCCATGCGGCGATCCCCTCGTGAGATTGGACATTCTATGCAACAGGGCCGGGCAGCCGAAGCCACCCGGCCCTGTCACGTAACGATGGTACTACGAACCCCCTAGAGGGTTGGTAGATCAGGTGTTGCCGCCAGGGCACACCATGGGGATGACGGGCTCAGGAGCCGTGCCATCGGGGCAGAGCGTGGACTCGATGCGGAGTGAGTCCAGACCAACCTTGCAGACCTGGATCCACTGCTCAGCGAACATCTGGAGGTCGTTGGTGCCGTTCAGGATCGAATCCCGGACGATGCCGACATCCAGCGTGCCTGCGTCCAAGCGGACGAAGGTGCCGGGAGCGAACAGGTAGCTGACCACGGTGCTGGGGAACACATCGAGCGGTCCGGCGACCTGGCAAGCCGAGAAGGCCTGTCCGGCACCCGTGGCGCTGTCGTAGTAGTAGCACACGTCCAGGTTGTTCTGGGCGAGGAACCGATCGAAGCCCATCGAGGAATCGGTGCCGAGGAAGTTGAGGCCGAGGGCATGGTCGTTCACCATGTCAACTTCAACGAGTTCCTCAATCCACGAGGGGAGCATGACCTGAAGGGTGGCCGTCGGGGCCATGTGATGGCAACGACGGTACCGGGCAGCCGCAACCGTGAGGTCGAACACGATGCCGCGAGCGGCTCCGTAGGACGACGTGTGGGTCACTGGGGTGCTGGCCGCATCGATGGCATCCAGGTAGAAGATCTCCTTGGTCTCGGTGAAGATGACCGAGAGATCCTTGAGGAAGGACTCAACCTGCTCCGGGAACACCCGGTAGTTGAGGTTGCCGAAGGTCACGCAGCGGGACACAGCGTCCACGCGGCATTCCTGGATGGGGGGACACTCGACGGCCACGCAGGGCTTGTCGGGGGTCGGTCCACCCTGGCTGACGTAGCCAGCAGCATCCTCGGCCTCGGTCGTGACACGAACGCCAGGGGCGGCGTCACGGAAGTCCGGGGGCTGGATGAAGCGGATGCCACCACGAGGGGCCTGAGCCACGGGGAGGCAACGCTCCACGGGGTTCATCTCCTCAGCCATGCGGAAGAAGTCGTAGTTGGGCTCAAGGGGAGCACACACGCCACCGGAGGCAACGAGGGCGGTGCTCTCATTGGTGTAGGAGGCATGGCGGGCGGTCAACCGTGCGAAGGTCGCATAGTTGTCCAACTCGCTGCGGCTCACGACATCATCACCGAACTCGGCAATTGCCGAGGCCAGCGTGACCTTCTCGAAGGTCCCCGTGGGTACGTTGCCCATGGAGATGCGCTTGTCCGTGATCGCCTTGGCGAGGGCAGCCACGTCGATCCGCTGACCTTCGTTGAAGGCACCACCGATGCCACGAGCCGTGAGGCTGGCACCAGCGGGGCCCTCGACGCGAGGGGCAACGGCGGCGGGGCGGCGCTCACGGAGACGTGAGACGGTGGGGCGAGATGAAGTTGCCACCTGGGTTCCCTCCTGGGGGATTTCTTGCTCGACCGCTGCTTCGATGGTGACCTCAATGGCAGCTTCGAATACCTCGGGGGCCTCGACGGCGGCGGAGACAAGAACCTTGTCGCCCTCCGACACATCTTCGGTCTCCTCGGCGTCGGAGGCCACTTCGGCGTCCTCGGCAACGATTTCCTCAACCTCGTCGGTTTCGGTGGGTCCGAACCGCTCAAGTGCGGCGCTCAAGCGGGCATCCCGCTCGACGCCCGCAGCTTCGCGGGTGGAGAGTGCGTCGTTCACACGATCGAACTCGGAGATGAGAGACTCAACCTCAGCAAGGACTACATCGTCGGCACGGGCCTCGTCGGCCAGGCTTTCGACTCGTTCCTTGATCTGAAGGCCAAGCTCCGTGAGTGCCTCATCATTCAGATTGTCAAAATCTGAAGGAATCTGGATCGGCTCGTCCATTAGATTGCCCTCCTATGGGCTGGATTGTCGTTGGCTTGCTGGCACGCAGCCCGGCCACGCCGGTTCTGCTTGTCGCTAACTAGGTTTGCGACCTTCATCCACGGGATGTGGATTGATCCATTACCTAATATACGCACATCAGAGAGTCAATTGTTGAATGGGTCCCATCTAACGGGAAATATCATCCAGATCAACACGGGGGTGCGTGCGCTGCCAGGACCAGATAGCGCCAGAAACAACGCCTTTCCAGTCGGGGTCATGAGACACCACGAGAGCCTTTTTCACGAAAGTCAGGCAGTCGTTACCGTAGACGCTTCGGATCTGATCGAGTTCCTCTACCATGGCGAAGGCCTCTTGGTAGTTGGTGGTCTCGGTGGACGGGTCTTCAAGGGTGAGGCTGCTCATTGTGTTCAACCTTCCTAGGGCGTGTGGTACTGCAATTATACCTACTATCGCCACCCTTTAGCCAGAACTTGATGGTTCTTCGGCCAGGGTCACTCCCAGACGCTCCAATTCCTCGGGCGTCAACGTGGACATATCCACGGGCCGAGGGGCTCCCGGATGGGGCTTTGGGCGCGACCGCTCCACTTCGGCAAACTGCATACCGGCAGGAATTGGGGGAGGGGCTGGGGATGGGATTTGCTGAGAGAGCCGGTCCTGAATGGAGGACGGGGACTCACCCGTGATGGCGCCCAACATGGCAATGGCGCCGCCGATCCAATGGTTGATCGATTCGATTGTCTCCACGTCCATCTTGGTCATGGCCGCTATGAGGTTCTTGCGGGCCTCCACTAACAACTTCCAGGCGCCCTCCTGATTGATAGCCGGAGCCTCTGGGGCCTTTAAGGTCGCTGGCGGTTCTTCTTGTCGGCCTGGGTCCATCCCCACTTCAAGGACGAGTTTCCATGGCTTCATTGTTCCCTCCTCAATTCAACGATGGCGACCTTCAAGGCTTTGGCTAGCCGGGCCGCCACAGGGGGGCTCGGGTCTCGATGGTCATTCTCTATCAAGGATAGGTAACCCTTCGTGATCGATGCCATGTTGGCCAAGTCCTTGATGCTTTGTCCGTTGTTCTCTCTGAGTGTTCGAATTCTTGTTCCATCCACTTGCATGGGACGGACCTCCAATGCACGAAAGCCCCGCACGGGGCGGGGCTTTCGCACGTAGTTGTTGATGGGGGGTGTTACTCCATCCACGGCCACGCCGCAGATTCACCCGCTTCGATGAGGCCGATCATCTTGAAAGCCGTGTCGCTGAAGCCTGCGAACAGGTGGCGACCTGGCTTGTTTCCGATGTTGGCCGTGGCATGCCCACGAAGATCCCAGACGTAGATGCTGGTGTCGGGTAGCTCTTTCACTCCGATACTACTGGGGTGATCTTGCATGTCCGTGAACACCATGATGCGGTCGTAGGGGCCGTTCTTGCGGTACGCATCCATGACTGAGGGCCAGGTGTTGGTGCCGTGTCCCACCCTGCCGATTCCCCGCTTCACATTGTCGATGGTGCGGAGAACCGAGACCTCAGGCTTGAGCCATTCCCAGGTGGTTCCGTAGACGATGACATCGGCGTTCGACCTGGATGCCACCGAAGCGGCGAACAGGGCCGCCACTTCATAGCACTCCACCTGAGACCGCGCCGAGAGCGCAGACTGCATCGAACCTGAGGTATCGATGGCCACCAGCGTCTTGCCTGAGAACTTGGGGATGTTCTTGACCGACTCATCCAGGGCGGTCTCCAGCGTCCCACCAAAGTAGGTTGAACCGGAAGCCTTCCATGCGGAGAAGAAGCGGTAGGGGAACTGACGGCTCTTGGCCACTTCCTCCGGGTCGGACAGCTTGTCGGCCACCGTCCGGAGGACGGCCTTTTCGACCTTGGCCTGCTCGAAGTTGCGGAGGTTCCGCAGGAGGGCCATGTAGCCCATGTTGGGGATGATGGCTTCCCATGCCTCAGAGTCCATGCCCCCAGGAATCCAGCCACCCAGGCGCTCCCAGGTGTAGCCAGCTTCGGCCAACGCCTCGGCGCCGCGTTCCCGCAGCACACCACGGCGCTCACCCTCGGGGAGGGCATCGAGTGCATAGGCGGCCCGCATGAGGCTAAGTTCCTCCGACACCTCCGTCACGTGGTTATGGCGGCGATCCAAGAGATGGCCAAAGAGGGCCGACTGCCACGAAGCGACCGGCTTGGGGTGGGTGAGTTCGATCACGTCACCCATGCGGACACCACGGCTTCCGCCGTCGTACTTCAGGGCAGAGCGTTCGTTGTAGTGGGTGTTGGCAGCGTCAGCGATGCCGCGCTTGACCCCCATGGGGATCTTCTTGCCAAAGCGGTTGAGCCAGTAGCCAAGGAACTCGGCGGGCTCGTCCGGGCGGGAGCAGGCAGACGCCACGATCTGGCGAACGCTGGCGTCGATCTCGGCACCGGCAGCACGGCAGTCCAGGATGGACTTGACGGCCTCGGCGGCGACGACGATGGAAGCCGAACGCATGTTGCATTCGTTGCGAAGGAAGGGCACGAAGCCAGCGATCCAGCGAGGGTCCTCGGCCGCAACGTGGCGGACCAGGGTGCGGAAGCGATCGTCGCGGTCATTTGCCGACTCGTAGAAGGTGGGCTCGCCCACCATGTTGGTCACGGCCAAACTGTAGAGGGCCGTCTTGTCGTCCTTGGCGAACCCGGTGCCACCCTCATGGGTAGTGACTTGGGTCGAACCAACCTTCAGGGGGCTGGTGGGGCGTGTGGCTGGCTTGGTCGTATGGGTTGATCCCGAGAACTTTGACACAGCGGGACTCCTTTTTAGTTGGACGGGCGGGGACAATCGATCTCTTGAACGGCTTTGTGTTGGGCGGTGAGAACAGGCAGAGGTGGGGTGGTTTTTGGAAAGTTTGTAGTTTCGTGGAAGTAACCCACTTCAACACAACACTGCTAGAGGTTGGTGGAGACAACAAGGTCGGACAGGAAGAAAGACGGACGCTCTTTCGTTGAGCTACAGGAAGCCGCTATGGCCGCCAGGTGGGAGTCAAACCCACTCATTCTGTTTGAAGTATCCCGTTCCTACGGAACTCCACCGAGTGGTAGCAACGTGAACTAGGGCGCCCCAGGAGGGGCTTTACAAAGAAGTATCCCGGAGCTACGCATCGTTGCTGAAATTTATGAGTGGCGAGAACTAGGCGATAAGGGAGACAAAAAGCGCTGTGCCAATTAAGCTACGGCCTGACTTTCGTCAGGCCGACGGGATTCGAACCCGCAACTCCTGCTCCAAATGCGAAGTAGCCCTCGTCTACGCAACGCCACTCAAGAGATCGATTGTCAAAGAGCGTTGGAGGCTTGTAAATCTCCGTAGCAATGAGTAAACCTTACCAGAGAGTCATGACGCTGACAGCCCTTTTCGACAGATTTCTCAAAAAACTTTGCCAGGGTCAGAACGGCCCTTCCTCGATCTGCCAGCATTCCAACCCCAGGAACCTCCATCGACCTACGACCTGATTGCGGTCGTCGATGCAGAAGGCCACCTGGAACTCGGGCAGGATCTTGGTGCGGAGGATCTCCTCCTTGATGTCGGCATCCTTACGTTGGTCGCCCGAGGCCCGCATGTGAAGCCGGGCAAAGGTGATGCCCTGGGCATGGAGCCAACGGACGGTGGGCTCGCGATCCTTGTCCTCGCGACCAGAGGTCACGACGATCTGGAAATCGTGCTTGAACATCTTGACGACCTTCACCACGTGGGGGTTGGGTGAATCCTGCTCGCAGGTAGAGGCGTCGTAAGGGGAACGGCCGTTGAGTAGTGCCATGGTTCCATCCATGTCCACGATGATGCACTTGGGAAGGTTCGGGTCCATCTCGACCCGGTTGGCCTCCTGAAGATGATCTCTCCACATGCGGCGAATGACCTTCTCGCCCACGCTGGCTTCACGCTTGACATCACGCTCGATGCACACATCCAGGGGCACATGGGTGAAGTCCTCGATCTGGAAGTCCACTCCCATCTCCCCGGCCACGGAGCGCCAACGCTCAACGACTGACGGAGCCAGGTTGGTGTCATCCACCACGGCGCTGAGGCCCCGCGAGAGAACGTCGCGAACCATGGCCTCCTGGGCGGCGACGATGAACTTCTCGTTGCTCTTGGACCACTTGCCGTTGTCCACCATAGCCCTCAGGTCGTCGCGGTTGACGCGCTTCCACACGCTGGAGGAGTTCTCCAGCAGCTTGCGGGCGAATGTGGACTTTCCCGAGGCCGGGAGCCCCCTGGTGATTGTCAGTCGGTTCATGGCCGAGACAATACCAGGAGGTCCTGACGCTCTATCTCGACTTTCGCACCACGTCGATGGCGGCGATCGAAGCCTCGACGCTACCGAAGTGGGCAAGGACCTTCTCGCCGTGGGCGAGGTAGTAATGACGGCAGGCGGGCTGCTTGGCGTCATGCCAGGCTCCATAGTCCCAATCGCATTGATCCTTGTGGGCGAGACTACAGAAAGTGTGGAGGTGTTCCGCCACCTGTTGGGCGGGCTCCAGCGCTGCCAGACCATCCCGATTGAAGATGAGAGCAGCGAGTTCGGCTTGCTTCTTCTCGATCACCTTATCGATGTGGTTCATGGCTGTTCCTTTCTGTTGGGGCGGCCCCCGTCAATCAGAGTTCTTCGCTCTGGTTGACGAAGGGCCGGGAGTATTCAGGCTTGACCTGCTGCCACAGGGCATCTTCGATGGACTTACCATCAAGTAGCTTGAATAGGAACCCCGAGTTGGGGCTCCGCTTGGCTTGGTCGGCAAACTTCTTCCGGCTCTCCGTCCCCACGTCGGCCACGAGGCGCAGAAACTCCATACGGACCTCGTTTTCCAAAGCGTTGCGCTGGCGGATGAGTTCCACCTGAGTTGACTTCACCCAGGCGTAGAACTCGTCAGGCACGTTGTCGAGGATCTCCGTGAGGTTCCCCCGAGAGAGAGCCTCCCAGATGATCTTGGTGGAGCAGTTGGTGATGATGCGGTGCAGCCGGACGTAATCCGGGTGCTTGATCTTCACGCGGAAGCTCACTTCACCCGGCCGGTACCAAACGGCAACGACGCCTTCATCGGTGGCCTTGTCGTTGCCCGTGGCGAAGCGATGAGCCTCATCGATGTTGTTGATGCCGTGGTGAACATCCACCTTGAGGCCGGGCCACCAATCGATCATCCACACGGGGATATCGGCACCCGAATCGATCTCGATGGCAGCGATCAACACCAGCCCTTCCAGGCCGTTGTAGTCCACCACGATCCGGTTGGATGGGTAGATGATCTCCGTCAAGACCGTCACGCCTTCGGGCGGAACGAAGTCTGGATGGTTCTCTTGGAGCCACTTGGTGGCCCAGATGGCCTGATCCGAAGCGAAGGATCCACGAGTTGCTACCCGCACTTCACCTTGGTGAACGTAGATGATCCCGAGAGATCCATCAAGTTTGTCCGTGATCACCGGAGGGGATCCCAGGGCATGGTTAGGCAGACGGACATCCCCGTAGTTCTGGAACTTGGGGAAGGGCCGAGCCACGATGGTGTTGTCGGCGGCGACGATCAGGCCCCTGGAATTGGAGGTGGCCTCATTCCACACGCGATCGAACTGAGCGACGGCCGAGTAGTTGTAGATCACGAGATCCCACTCCGGGTGCAACGTCGCATTGACGTGCTTGTTCTCGATGGCGTCCTGGAGGACTTCTGCGGGGATGAGATCGTGGAGTTTCATACTCGGCACAATAACATCCAGGAGTGACGCTCTAGCGGTCGTTCTTGAGTAGGTACCTCGAACTGACGGCCTTCCAGGAGGCACGCAAGAATCGCCCGTCGTCGGTCTGGACATGTGATTCCTCGCAGCGCCATACAGCGCCTTCGGCCGCCCGATCAGGGGACACCGAGGACTTGAGGGTCTCGACCTGGGCCAAAGCCTCCTCCACTGTGGACGGGTAGGAGAGATCTAGGGTTGGAACCGAGATTTCCTGAAGCCATACGGGCCACTTGGGACGGGGGACTGTCAACCCGTCAACCATGAGGTTGAAGGCGGCGAATCGCTGACCCTTGATCTTCAGGGGATTGCCCTGGATCACCTCTCCAAAGGATTCGCCCTGGAGTACGATTCGGGAACCCATCACCTCGTGGTCGAGGCAATAGATCAAGAAGGTCTCAATCTCCAGGTCGCGGCCGAGCCGCCACAGGGTATTGCCCTCCTCCTCAAGCAGGTCAAGGTTTCGAGAGCACACATGGAACCCTCCCTCCTCGCCGTCGTAGCCGAAGGAAGTGCTGGAGCCATCGATCTTCTCGGTGGCGATCCAGGCGAGATGACTGAAGCTGAGAAGGGCCTCGATGTTCTGGATGCGCTCCTCGTCAGTCTTGGGGATCCAGCCGGGGCGCATACCACGAACCGATCCAGCAAGAGAAGCAGGAACCGGAGGTTCCCACTTGATCACACCGAGCAGATCGGTAACATCCTGACCATCACTCCAATGGTTGCCATGTCCCTGGAGTTCGGGGAATTCCCCCAAAGGCAGGGCAAGGCCCTGAGAGTATTGCCCGCGAAGGCGAGCAGTCTTGAGGACGTGGCCCTTGTGGCCTTCGGCATCGGTCCTGACCCCTCGGGGTTCCAAGAAGGCGAACCGTGAATCGGTGACATCGAGCAGTGAGTCCACTTCGAAATAGACGACCGGATCGCCTACAGCGAACTCTCCTTTCTTTACCACGACATCCCAACCCCTGATCCTCGCCCGCTCGATCGAATCAGCATCAGGGATGGGGGCTAGGTCAGCAATGGCCTCGATAGTGGCGAGTCTGCGATCGGTCATGGAGGAATACTAACGAACCCCCATGACGCTCTTGATCCGATTAGATGACCTTCAGGACGGCGATCTCTCGTTCGGCCCGACCGCGAGCCAGTTCTAGGACTGCCGTTTCTTCGGCCGTTTCTTCTGGGAGGTTGTTCAGTTTCCAATCGGCGTCAAAGTGATCCGCTTCAGCCTTGGCCAGGTTCATGGCCCATATCTCTACGCCGATCTTTGAAACATCGGTCTTGGTGGCTTTGGCGATCTTGTTGGCAACCTGACGTACTTCGATCGCCTTGGGGGTGAGGGCGTCACCGGCCGTTTTGAAGTGGGGGGCATCAGGATCAGTGGATGAACCATGCGCCTTCAAGAGTGCCACCTTGAGTTCCAATACCACGGCGGACTGCTCAGAGACAAGGGCGTCTCCAGCAGAAAGGATCTTGAGATCTCCCTCCCCCGTTGACAAAGACAAGGCCCGAGCCCGAGCGGCCGGATCGATTGAGGTGTAGTCCATTAGGCTGCCAATCCTTGAGAAATGAGGGCGGTAATGGCCGCATCGAGGCCAGGGGTTCCAGTGGGGAGGAGGGGAGAAAGAATCGGGGCCGGAACAGGAGTGAGTCCACGGAATGCCACGGCGTCGGCCAAGGTAAGACCATGAGCGAACGTTCTAGCCGTCCCGACCGTAGCGGACGCAGACCCGCAAACGAAAGAATCAGTGTCCGACGCCACCGAGCCAGAACCGCCAGCGATAACCGTGCGATCTCCCGAGACCGAATTCGAATCCCCAGCGATGATGGCTGAATGAGTAACAGAAGTCAGTGTGTTTGACTCTCCCGCCACAATCGCTGAAAACGAACTGTACGTGGTTGGGCCGGTGACGCTGTTAGACCCTCCGGCGAATACTCCGGAATTGCTACTCTCAGATACAGTGTTCCCATCACCAGCAATCACCACACATCTGGCCGAATCCCCGCTTATTCCTCCACCTTGCCCTCCAACGATAACCGAAGTCATCGTGGAAGCTCCTACGATCGTCCCAATTTGACCTCCAAGGATTTGGCTGTTCGAAGCATCAATGAAGTTCGATATACCACCAACAATGGTGGATCCGTGACCCGTGACTATGTTCGAAGAACCACCAAGGATGTCCGACGACAGGCTCGTAACTATGGCATTACCGAATCCGCCGATCACTGTTGAATCAACGCCAGCCACCGAATTCCCGAATCCGCCCAAGACGGTGCAATAGTCTCCAGCACATAGGGCGGTCGGATCACCTAGGGCAATCTGAAAAACGCCTCCACCAGAAGTGGGGGTTTTCCCTGACAGCCAATTGGCTACGATGCCCTGATCTGATTGAACGCCGGGCGTGGGGTCGAATGCGACCGCTCCACCGCCAGCGACAATCAGACCGTTCACCATGCCATCCATGGCATCAAGACGTTCGCTCAACCCCGGATAGGGGCCGAAAATCTCAGAACGAGAGAGGGAATCTTTGATCGTCATGGATGTCTCCCCTGGGGCTAGTAAATCCATACTACCCGCAATGCGCCGTCATACCTGTATGCTAAGTTCTCATCCCTACCCCTCATGGGGAAGGAAGTGGCCCTGGTCACCTAACCAATCATGCGTCGGCCCGGTAGATCGGGGGCCTGCTGTTGGAAACCGTCCGCAAGGTACCTTGCCTCGGTGAAAGGCGACAGGAGAAGGGGGTAGAACCCTTCCGGCGCTCCAAGCTCCACTAGCTCAACGGCAGATCAGCGCCCTCTAAAAGCGTTAGTTGGGGGTTCAAGTCCCCCGTGGAGCTCCCTGGGGCGTTCAAGGCGGAAGTCTTGGGCGCCCCACCATTCCCCGCAGCTCTGGTGAGCGAACCCCATGGACGCATGGGGGAGGGCGAGGTTTGATTCCTCGGCGGGGAGCCAACATTAGACTCAGGCATGAGATAGGCATAGGGAGAGAACCCTTGCAGGGGTTCCCTTGGCCAACTGCAACGCGGCCAAGTGCCTAAGCCTCAAACTCGGAAAGTTGCAACTTCCCGAGGGGATCGTTGCATGTTTGCAAGATGGGTTTCGCGATTATCAACATACCAACCGTGCATCTTCTCTTTGGAGCAATCCTTGCAGTATGGCTGTAGGCCATCTTTGGCCGCAGTCTTTCTGTGGAAACCCGAAGCGTCCTTGGTTCTGTTGCATCTAGAGCATGTCTTGTCCATCTCTGGGCTATAGCTCTTAGTCCGCCCCTCGGGCCACGATCCCGAAACCTTCACTTTAAGAGAGTGTTGCTCTGCCAATTGAGCTAGAGGCGGATAGGTCCCCCGAGCAGGACTCGAACCTGCAATTGTCGCATTAAGAGTGCGCTGCCTTGCCAATTAGGCTACCGGGGGTTGACTTGTCTTACGCTCCAGCGCCCCGGATCGAACAGGGAATTCACGGGTAACAACCGTGTGCGTTTCCATTTACACCACGCTGGAATGAAATTGTGCTATTAGCTGACTAATCGACTCGAACCGATTTCTCCGGGGCCACATCCCGACGTGTCATCCACTTCTACTTCAGCCAGATCTTCTGAGTGGTAGGCCACTCTAGTTCCGGGAGGAGGATTCGAACCCCCAAAGCAAGTGTCAAAGGCTTGCGTCTTGCCAGTTAAACGATCCCGGAATGGATCTATGTTTGGGCTGACCGAGGAGAATCGAACTCCCTACGACGGGGACACAACCCGTTGCCTCACCATTCGGCTTCGGCCAGCATGTTGTACTGCGCTCCCCAGCTTCGACTCGAACGAAGATCAGCGGCTTCAGAGGCCGTTGTGCTGCCAATTACACCATCGGGGAATGTTTGTGCTCACACTTTGAGCGGTTCTGCTCACAATGCGATTGCACCCAGGGGAGGCTTCGAACCTCCAAATTCCACTTTCAGAGAGTGGTGACTTTGCCAGTTTGTCTACCTGGGTATGTATTGTCTTGCGTCGGGTAGAGAGGAATCGAACCTCCTTGGTCTCGGCCCCAAACCGAGTGCCTGACCATCCGGCACCTACCCGTTGGTCGGAATGCCAGGACGCTATCCCTGGTCCAACGACCCCATGGCCGCCGTGCGCTTTACACCACACTCCGATGGTCGGGTTGGGGGGACTCGAACCCCCATGATGTCCTCGTCCCGAACGAGGCGGCTTACCATTAGCCCACAACCCGATGTTGTGATTGTTTCGATTGTCAATGTGCGGCTGGGGAGATTCGAACTCCCAGACCAGAGGGTTTAAGCCTCCGAGGTATGCCGGTTCCGCTCACAACCGCTTCGTCCCCCCGGTGGGAGTCGAACCCACAGAATCTCCGCCTTCTAAGGGCGGCGCCTTTACCAGTTTGACCACGGGGGGTTGGTCCTCCTGGTGAGATTCGAACTCACACTCACTGGTTCTTGAAACCAGCGCCTCTGCCAGTTGGGCTACAGGAGGTTGAGTCCTCCGGGCGGGATTCGAACCCGCACTAACCGCCATCTCATGACAGCGCCTCTGCCAATTGGGCTACCGGAGGTTGAGCGCCACTCCGGCCTTCACGACTCGCTTCAGCGATTTCGCGGCTTGGATTTCGGCCGCGGCTGATGCTTGCGTTGAGCCAGGAGTGGCTGTCGCAGCAATCGAGCTAAAAGTTGTGGTCGGGTTTCCATGTGGACCACCATAGCACTCCACCATGACGCCATGTCCAGAGATTTCAGAATCCGGACAATCTCTCCCGCGTGATGCGGACGGCCTCGGGGTTTTCGTCAGACAAAAGACACGGACGGCCCAGGGTCATAGCGGCGTCTCCTGTGGTGCCAGAGCCGCAGAAGAAGTCGGCCACCACATCGCCGGGGTTGCTCCAAACCTCCACGGCTCGCTTCAGGAGGGCCACCGGCTTCTGGGTGGGGTACCCGGTGCGCTCCTTGGCCGTGGTGGAGATGAAGCTGATGTTCCAGACATCGGTGATCATGCGGCCCTCAGGGTGGAAGCCTGGTCGGCCCTGCACGTCAGGAGTGGCGTAGGGCTCGCGCAAGATGTTGAAGCAGTAGTTGTCCGTCTTGGACCACCACAGCAATACGTCGTGCTTCTTGGAGAGGTGTCGCTTGGATGCCCCGCCCGAGGCATAGGCCCAGATGATCTCATTGCGGAAGTTGGCCGAGCCAAAGACCTCATCGAGTGCCACCTTCAGGTAGTGGGAGGCATGGGGGTCCACATGGAGCACGAAGTTGCCGCGGTCGTTGAGAAGCTCACGGGCCTTCATGGCATGAGCCTTGATGAAGGCCACGTAGGCCTCCATGGATTCCCACCGATCGTCAAAGGCCTTGAAGTCGCGGCCGGTGAAGAAGGGAGGGTCCATGTAAATCAACGTGACGATGCCTGGCTCCGTGGCCCCCATTACCTCCAGGGCCTTTCCGCAGATCATGAGATCTCCTCGATCATCTCATCAATTCGTTCGGTGTCGATGATGACGTAGGACTTGTTACCGGACCCGTCGCGATCGAGTCCACAGATCATACTGTTGGCCCATCGCTCGTTGTAGCGATGGTGATAGTGGCCATGCAGGATCAACTTGGGCTCGGCCGACTGAGCTATGGCCGCCATGGCCAGGCGGTTGGACCGCGAGGCCCGATCAAGCTTGATGTTGATTCCCTTGAATCTCTCCAGGTAGGATTGGAGCCGGATCGGGAGTTGAGGGACATCGTGGCTCAAGAGGATGTCCACTCGCCCCTTTTGACAGGCCCGGTTCACGTCGGCATCCGTGATGGACTCCTGGGGCCACCAGTCCACCCATTCGGTGCGTTCCTCTTTGTCGATGGAAACAGCGCCGCCCATGGACATGAACCGCACCCCGTCCCAATCCCAGGTGAACCCCCTGGGGAGATAGGTGATGTTCTCTGAGAGCGGAACAAAGCGATCGGCGTCGTGAGTTGCCCCGTAAAGGTCCTCAAGACCCGGATGGAAGTCGTGGTTGCCGTCAAGGAAGAACATCTGAAGTTTGTATTGCTTCAGGACGTTCGTGGCCCGCCCGACTCGGAACTCCTCGCCTGGCCAGAGGTAGCCCCAATCGCCTACCTGCACGATGGTGTCCACGCCGTTGCGCTGGGCCCATTTGCAGAGCTTGTGAAGGTGGTCCATCTGCCCGTGGGTGTCGCCAGCGACAAGTAGCTTCATCGGCCATCTCCATGCAGTAGGGCCACGATCTCGGTTCCCGAAACGGGGGCATAGTCCCACGCATCGACCCCGACGTTGATCATTAGGGTCCCCTTCTTCGACCGGCGCACCTTCCACACGTCGTGGACGTGGCCGTGAAGAAGTGGAGTCCCATCATCGGTAGGGCGATGCTCAGAGTACCGATCTTCCTCATGGCCGTCATCACGACGGCCCATCACCATGTCTCCAAGGCACACCACCAGGTCGTCGGGTATGACCCGCTCGTTCCAGTTCTTCACGAGCATCTCGTTCATGAAGGGAACGTCGGGGTTGCCACCGGCATCCCGGAAGGGGCGGTTGCAGTAGTCGATGATGTTGGCATGGCCGATGTGGAGGTCGGACGTAAACCAGAGCGTCATGGGGCGATGATAACATGCGACCACGACACTCTAGAAAGGAGCTTAGATTGCGCTGTTACGCCTGCGACGAAATACTCATCCCCGACCTGACGGCCTTCCAGGAGGCGCCGGTTTTGGTGGATGGCAAACCGCACTACGACATCGGCTTCGATGACCACTATGGGTTCGACAACGCCCTATGGATCAAACTTGGCGGCGGCTACGGCATGTTCGTGGAGTCCGACGGGTTCGTAGGGGCCCCCAACACCAACAAGGCCGTGATCTGTCACGACTGCGCCCACGAGGCCTGCGAGAAGCTCCCGTGGCTCCGACGTATGATCGACCCCTGGGCTTCGCACTCCCACAAATCAGCCTACGTGGAGGCCCACCCCGATCATTGGGGTTGGGACTACTCCAGGTGGGCCAACCCAGATCTGGGGCCAACCGAGAGGACCCCGCGTCCCCCCGAGCATGAGATCCCTGGTGCGTAGGGAGTACCTCCGACGCCTCATGCAAGGCATGGAGGACTACTACGTGACTCACCCGTGGCCCCCCGCCTGCGAATGCGGATGCCACGAACCAACATCCTTTTCCCAGAGAGGGACGCCCAACCGCTTCGTGAACCAATCCCATTCCAACTACGCCCGAAGGGATCGCTACCCTGAGATCAACGCCAAGGCGAATGAAACTCGACATCGAGATGCCATTCCCATCGAGGACTTTCGTCGGGTGGTGAAAAAGATCAAGGCCCAAAAGGGTTGGACCTGGGCCGAGATGGCTCGGATCTCAGGGGTGAACCCAGGGCAATTGAGTGTCTGGATGTTCTCGACAGTGCCACGTAGAGTGAGTAGGAAGTCGGCCGAGCAGTTCTTCCGTCGGCTTGCCGGACAGGCAACGCTGCCCACCAAGTACGAGAGGAGGCAAGATGTCGATACGTTACGTCGAGGGTGATGCCACCAGGCCCCTGGGAGACGATCCCTGCATCGTGCTACATGTGTGCAACGACTTTGGCGCATGGGGACGCGGTTTTGTTCTGGCCATCTCTGGCCGCTGGCCTCAACCAGAACAGGAATATCGGAGGTGGGTGAAGGACCGGGCGTATGCAGATCCGCACACACCCTTCGAGCTTGGCCAGATCCAGATGGTCCTCGTGGACAACGACTTCTGGGTGGCCAACATGGTCGCCCAGCATGGGATCGGTCGGCATCGAGGGCGTCCGCCCATTCGTTACGACGCCGTTCAGGAATGCCTCCGGCAGGTAGCCCTGGAGGCCGTCGCCCTGGGTGCCTCCATCCACATGCCCCGGATCGGCTGTGGGCTCGCCGGGGGCCAATGGGGAGTGATTGAGCCCATCATCGAGGAGCAGTTGATTGAGAAGGGCCTCTCGGTGACGGTCTACGACCTGCCCTAGTCGGGCAGCACGCCGCCGTTCATGGCGACCCTGGTGAGCCGATCCACTTCGTCCATCACGTCGGGATTGTCAGCGAGGTACTGCTTGGTGTTCTCGCGGCCCTGACCAATGTTCGAGCCATCATAGGAATACCAAGCCCCCTTCTTTTCGATGATCCCGTAGATCTCTGCCACGTCGAGAGTGCAACCCTCTTGGCTGATGCCGGTGCCGTACATGATGTCAAACTCGGCCTTCTTGAAAGGAGCCCCCACCTTGTTCTTGACCACCTTGACTTCGGTCTTGTTCCCCTCAACGTCAGTCCCGTCCTTGATCTGGTCGCGGCGACGAACATCGAGGCGCACCGACGAATAGAACTTGAGGGCACGGCCACCGGGGGTGGTTTCGGGGGACCCATATATGACCCCGATTTTTTCCCGGATCTGATTGATGAAGATGACCAGGGTCCCGGCCCGCTTCATGTTGCCGGTCAGCTTTCGCATGGCCTGGCTCATCAGGCGGGCCTGAAGGCCGACGTGGGAATCACCCATGTCTCCTTCGATCTCGGCCCGAGGGACCAAGGCGGCCACGGAGTCCACAACGATGACGGCCATCTCGTTGGATCGGCAGAGCATGTCCACGATTTCCAGAGCTTCCTCGCCGTTGTTGGGCTGGCTGATGAGGAGTTCGTTGAGGTCCACCCCGATCGCCGCCGCATAGACGGGATCAAGAGCGTGCTCGGCGTCCACGATGGCGCAGATGCCACCCTTCTTCTGGGCCTCGGCAATGACATGCAGGGCCAAGGTTGTCTTGCCGCTATTATGGACGACGAACCCTTGGGCCACATAGTTGTTGTAGGGCGACTCCATTCGAAGATCGTAAGTGTCGCGCTCTCCGATCGCCATGATGTCGATGATCTCGGCCCCGACGACAGTGAACCTGAGATTGTTCGCATTCTCAAGGGGGTGAAGTCGTCCATGTTCCGTGGGGCTAATTACCACAAGGTTGTCGGGATCGTTGTTGTGGTAGTTCTCGTCTACGTGATGGACGTGACAAGAGGGGTCCAAGAATGAGAATCCGCTCAGGTCTCCCTCGGTGAATTTCTGTCGGTACTCGATGAGGGTCAGCCCATTGAGGGCCGCTTCTGCTACGGCGCGAGAAAGTTGAAGGCGTGAGTAGGTGTACTCCACCGCGTCAGTCGTAACGCTCTTTTTGGGTGCGTGTGGGTGGATAGGAGCGACGTAGATATCGGGCCTCCAGCTCTTGCAATCCCTTTCCTCCCCTCCGTTCTGGAAATGCGTATTGTTGTGGATCATCAACTGATCCCCGATTTTCAGATCTGAGAGAGGTAGAAAGCGGCCATCGGTGAAGAACTTGTGTTCTGCCGTCGCTGTGATCTTCCCTTCCGTTGTGATAACAGTAAAACACGGCTTCGACCCGGTGTGTACCACATCAAGGATCTGATTCTGGAAAATGCGCCCCTCGTCGTTCATGCAAGGGGCAAAATAGACGGAGCCCTTAGTGCTCGGCCTCAGGTAGGCACCACTGCGGGGGCGTTCGATCTGGTGGAATCGGTGCCACAGGGAGGAGATCGAACCCCCCTTGTCGTCCTGACGCTTACCATCGGGCGTACGGACCTCGTAGTGGACGAAGGTGTCAGCATCAACACAAGACTCAGGGCCGAAAAGCTCGACGGCGCGCCCCCGAGGGAGGCCCCCGCAGCCGAGGGCCAGGTCAAGTGAAAGCGCCCCAGTGGAGATCACTTCCACGTCCATCCGAGGGGCCTCGTTGACCCGCATCACGGATCCTTCGCCGTAGGCCTTCTTGATTAACGCCAGAGCCTCGGTGAGGCCTTTGCCATGTTCGGTCATGTAATCCCCTAGTCAGTTTGGGGACCCATGTTAGCTGCTGGCCCTGACGCTGTTTTCGGATCTCAGAACTTTCCCTTACGGAAGTCCCCCAACCTCCAAGATCGCCCCGTGTTGTGATCCACCACTTCGTTGCGCTGGGTGTTGTGGGTGAAAGACTTGGCCGACCGCTCGGGGTTGATCTGGGTGCGCCGCTGGTCGTTGTGCTCCACTTCGGCCATCCCCTCCAGGTGCTCTGCTATCCGTTCGGATAACACCCGGCGCGCTTCTTGGCGATTCTGCCATTGCGAGCGTCCGTCGATCCTGGCTTCGATGCCCGTGGGGATGTGTGTCAAAACGACACAGGAGTCCGTCTTGTTGCGATGTTGGCCACCTGGGCCTGAGCCTCGGGCGAAGCGCTCGGCCAAGTCTCCCTCGATGAGCACAAAGTCGCTTTCGTCTCGATCAAGAATAGCGACAGTAGCGGTAGAGGTGTGGCGGCGCTGAGCCCCTTGGGGAATGCGCTGGACGCGATGGGTGCCCACGAAGGGCTCCAAGAAGGAGGCGTCCTCCACTTCCAAGACCATGGTGCGGGCGGAGTCATCGACGCTGGTCTTGATTCCACGTCGGCGCGCCGCGGCCTGGAACGCGTCAAAGGCAGTCCTGGGCAAACCTCAGGGCATCGGCCCCACCTTCACCGGGACGGATCTCTACTCTCATGAACTTCTCCTTCTTGGTTGGAGCCCCCGGCCGGATTCGAACCGACTTCTACCTGCTTACAAGACAGGGCATCACCTGCAATGCTTCAGGGGCTTGATGCCGAAAGGGTTCTTTCGGCTGGGCAGTCCGGCAGGGGGGAATCGAACCCTCCCATCAACCCATTATGAGTAGGCGGCTACACCAGTTAGCTTCTGCCGGGGGACATACTATCAACTTGCGTGGAGCACCCGCACAGACTTGAACTGTGCTCTGAGCCTTACCATGGCCCTGTGTCGCCATCTACACCTCGGGTGCGAGGTTTGTGAGATGTCTTTACCTGCCGTTGCTGGGCAGGCCCTCGCCCTTGCGGATAGAGGCATCTCGCTGTGGAGCACCACCGGGGACTCGAACCCCGCCTGCCTCATTACGAAAGAGGCGTCCTGCCGTCAGGGTGGTGCATGGTCGCCATGGCGAGATTCGAACTCGCTTCCTTCGGCTTATGAAACCGACGCTCATCCTCATGGGCTTCATGGCGTTGGTGCGTGAGGTGGGATTTGAACCCACGCATTTCTTCCGTGTCATGGAAGGGCCTTACCGGACTTGGCCACTCACGCATGGTCCGCAGGGGGAGATTCGAACTCCCGGCCACCGCTTTATCAGAACGGGGCTCTACCAGGCCGAGCTACCTGCGGATGTTTCCCTTTTTCGGGAATTGCTTTCCACAAATGGGAAGATGAATTCCAATTCGTGGAAGTGGAGCACCAGGAGGGATTCGAACCCTCGTGTGCAGCTTTGCAGGCTGCCGCCTATGCCTCTCGGCCACTGGTGCATGATGTTTCGATTGTTTCAATCGGTCGGCCTGGAGGGCATCGAACCCCCGTATGCGGTGTGTAGGACCGCTGCTAATCCCCTCAGCTACAGGCCGTTGTTTGTAGATCTTCAAACACTAAACACTTTGGTGGTCTCACCAGGACTCGAACCTGGACCTCGCGGGCTTCAACCGCACGCTCTACCGCCTAAGCTATGAGACCTTGTTTCCTCCGCCACGACCGTGATGAATTCTCATTCAGTGATCGATATGTGGAGGTGAGTGAATGGCAGTTCAGACATAGAAGCTGAAGATTGCTCCTACTGTTGTGAAGGGCATCCCCGTCGATTCGTGGCGCTCCACCCGGCTCCCGGTCCCAGGCGACCTCGCGGTCCTCGGTCCAGGCACTCCGGGTGGAACTTGATCATCAGCTACAGCACCATGGAGCGGCCACGGGGACATGCACCCCGCTCTCATGCTTGGCAAGCATGTATCTCGCTACCTAGACCTTGACCGCATTGGTGGGGAGTCGTCCGATGCACCAGACAACTCCCCCGTAGGTCCATTCAGCCCGTCTGATTTCCTCCTCCCGTGCATGGAAGTGTCGTGTCTCTCGCGGGTCACCTACGTTGGAGCGGCGCGGGGGACTCGAACCCCCCTCCTCTGCTTGGAAGGCAGATACATCACCATCAATGCTTGCGCCGCATATGGACCAACGGGAGAAACTATTCACCTGGGTGCCCCTGCCCTTTCGGCGCAGAGCATCCCGTTGGTCGAGTGGAGCTAGGGAGATTTGAACTCCCGGAGATCTGCCTGCCAGACGGATGTGCGACCAGACCGCTAGCCCCATGTCTATTCAATTTTCAAAAGGCTTGTCATACCCTATTAGTATGGTGGACCTGATGGGATTCGAACCCACATTGGACTCCTTGCAAAGGAGGTGCCTCCCCATTGGCTACAGGCCCAAGTTGGGTTCCTGCCGCTGAGGTGCTGGAGTGTGCCATTGACGGAAGTCTCCAGACTTCATACCTAAGCGGTCAGGACCCAGATTGGTGGCGACGATGGGAGTTGAACCCAATGTCTCCTGGTTATGAGCCAGGCGAGGAAACCGTTTCTCCCCGTCGCTAACCGTGTGCTGTTAGGCGATTCGGGTAAATCGACCGGAGCCAGCAAAGGTCGCCGCGGCGGTCCCTCGCATTCGGGTTGTTACGGTGGTACACGTTCGCACGGCTACCTCCTCAGTAGGCTCAACGGTGAATGTCATGTGACTCACCATAGCACCCGCCCATGACGCAATCCAGGGATTATCGAAGATCCTTCAAACGGAGGCGCACGAGGAGGTCATCGATCTCGCTCCGATCGGGCTCAAGGGGCAAGTCGGATGGGATGGAATCGAAGGCCTGGATGGCCGAGGTGGCCATCTTGGAGAAGCCTTCCACATCGTTGGCGGCCATCTGTCCGGCCTCACGGCATTCCTGGGCCTCATCCTCGGTGAGCTTCACCCGCAGCTTCCCTTCGCGTAGGGCATTGCCCCCCTGGAGGATGAGCCGATAGCAATGGCGCCCGTGCTTCTCGGTGCGGTTGCGAAGGTCGGAGGCGAAGGAGCCGTCCCGTTCCACCAGCCTCTTACGTTGAGACTCTGCGTAGCCTCCATAGGTATTGCGGATCCGCTGGCTCAAGAACTTCTCCCGAGCCCAGACGAGATTGAACCCGGCCTCCTCGGCCTTCTCGAAATCCTCCAGCCAGAGCAACTCCAGCACCGTAGGGTTCGCCGCCAAGGCGAGCCGGATGAACTTGCTCAACTCGTGGAGGGTCCGATCAGGAAGCGGGGCGTGCTCAACGATGGATTCCTTCGGGGGGTTAAGACTCAAGACATCCTCAGTGAGCGCCTGCCAGATGCCCAAGCGATCTACGTCGCTTTGCGGGGTCGAGAGCCCATAGGCCTGAGAGCCAACTACGCCCTGAAGAATGATCCGATGAGCGTTCATTCCACCACCATCCCTGTTGGGGTTTGGGTGATGGTGATGACCCCAGACTTGGGGCCACGGGCGATGTTCTGGATGGACTTCATGTTGGGGAAGATCTGCTTGTTCCCTCCAAACTTCATGTCGAAATCATTCTTTTCTTCGTCTGAGGCGCTCTTGTGGGGCATGGAGGTGGCGGGCATCCAGGCGTGGCCGAAGCTAGAACGCCACACCATCCACCCATCCCAGGCGTAGGCGTAGTCAGAGGTCCCGCTGTCCTCCCATGGCCACGGCCACCCCTCGTTAACGAAGATGCCGTCGTGCTGAGCAAGGTACTTCTGCACTCGCTTGCGAAACGAGACCTCGTTCCGGGCGGCCAGGATCCCCATAGAGACCCCGTTCTTGTATTGGTCCTCGGGATAGCCGTCGTAACCAATGGATCCAATCCATTCAGCCGTCTCGCCGCGCCCCACGTAGAAGTCTGCCCGCGTGCCCATGTCAGTTTCCGAACCTTTCGATGTGGTTGTCGTAGAACCAGTTGCGGAGGAACTCAGCCGGGGCGGCCTTCCAGACGAAGCGTTCCACCTCGATCGTCTGTTCCTCTTGCGTGCGCTTGTGGGTGAAGGTGACGGGACCTCTTTCCTGCACGGAGTGGATGAGGCGCCCATTGAGGAACCCCCGGTCCACCGACTCGGGATCGAAGCCTTGTGCGGTCAGGAGACCAGCCCGCTCGCGGGTGCCCAGGCCCATGATGACATTCTTGCCGATGTAGTGGTGGGCCAACATAGAGATGGCGTTGCGGCGACAATCGGTCTGCCTCCACCTCAAGTAGTCCGCCACGTCCCCAACGGTTTCCAGGGGGAACACGCGTGCATCGAAGTGGGCTGGGCGAACAGGGAACTTGACGAAGCCCTCCTCGGCAGCGGCATTGAACACCTGAGTGGCGATGGCGGCGGAAACGGAGACCACCTTCTGGACGACCCCACCAAACCAGGCCTCCGTGTTCTCATGGATCAAATCGGTCGTGATGACCGAGATCTCGTCAGACTGCACGTAGGCACAGAGGGCGCCAGAGATGTTCTGACAAAGGGCCACGGCCGTGCCATTCATCACGCTGTTGAAGGTGGGATCGAAGGGCTTGCATAGTCCCCGAGTCCAGGTGTGGAAGGCCCTCCCGTCGACGCGGACCACCATGAATCCCTTGGCTGGGATCACGGCCTTCCATTTGGCCTCGATGGCCTTGAATCGGCCTCCTAGAGTATCTTGCATGGGGGTGACGGTACCAGCCACCCATGACGACCTATTTCAACCCTACGCAGGGATTGGTTCCCGGTCCGGCTTCACGGGCGCCGGTTGAGGGGACGGCTCGCGCACTGGGGCTGTCCTGGGTGGCGACGGAACCACGTAGGGCTCCTCGCTTTCAGGCTTGCCGATCTGTCCCATCGCCGGTCAACCCCTTCCACATGTAGCGTCCGATGTCCAGGACGGTTTCGATGGCTTCCTTGCCCATCTTCACGGTCATCCCCCAGGTGTCAAGATCTAGTAGTCGTTTATGGGTCCTGCGGGACTCATGGGCCTTCTGGATTTCCGGGATCAAATCCTCCACCTTCAGGGTAACCACCGGCACTCCGTAGGAGTCCGCCAGCCATTGGGCCATATCGAGGGTGATATGACACGCCCCCTCCACGTAGGCGATGCTTTCCACCCGAGCGAACTGAGCCCGCCAGCCATGCTCGTGGGGATAGACGTTCCCCCAGATCCCCACTTGGCCCCAGACCATCAGTGGCATTGTCGGGCCGACCTGCATGGAGGGCTTGGGGTTCAGACATGGAAGCCCGGTCATGGGGAAGTCCCAAGCCAGCGCCGGGATATCCCGGTAGGCGTAGATCCCGCACCCCATCCCGCCATGACGCCCCTTGGAGGGAGAGGGAGGGACGTGGGGCAGCCCGTTGTCCCAATCATCGGCCGCCAGGGCGCAGATGGCCGTCATGTAGTCACGGTTCCGGTCGCGGGTGGGCCAGATGGCCGTGACCCACGGAGATCGCAGGAGGGGGGTAGTCCCATCCCCGCCGACCCTCCAGCACCTCCACCCGACAAGATGCTCGGGGAAGTCTGGGATCTCAATGAGTTCTTCCTGGTCCCCGATCATCTCGCGACTCTAACGTATGGCCATGACGGAGTGGGGATATGCCCTAGCTGGGCTCTCTCTCGCAGAAGCCGCATTCGGTGTGTCCGTCGCCGGGGGCCAGCCCTGTTCCCCCGCAATGGTGGCACTTTGCCGTGGGGCGTATGACATCCCAATGCTCGAACATGTGCTTCCAGTTGCGGATGACCCCAGCATGTCGGGCCTTGTCGATCTCTTTGTGATTCATGGCGCCCCCGCCAGGAGTCGAACCTGGACATGCCCCTTAGAAGGAGGCCGCTCTAGTCCATTGAGCTACGAGGGCAATCGTCATAGTACCCTAAGACCATGAAGGGCTTCATGTGGATTCTCCTAGCTCTGACGCTGATGGGTGGCGGAGCTTTCGTAGGCCGCATGGCTTTCTTGGCCGCCAAGCCTCCTGAGGCCGAAGGAGATCAGCCCCGCAAGCATTGGACGACGGCTTGGGTGGTGTGGCTCACTGCGACCATCGTGGGATTCTTCGCCATCGAGGGATTGGCCCTGGTCAATTCCAGTAGAGGCGACACTCTCACTGAGCAGATCCAATACATCGCTGGCCTGTCGCCGGTTTGGACTGTCATCGTGACCGGAGGAATCGTGGCATTCTTCTCTTGGTTCCTGCTCCACCTATTCAACAAGGATTCGCGTGTCTGGACCTATCTCAAGCGGCCCAAGTAAGGTCCAAAACTGAAACGAGCGCCCGAGGGCGCTCGATCCGAGTGGGTTCGGCCATGAAGCCCCTCTGTCTCTGAGCTTCGGCCTCCATCCATTCCAGGAGTTTGGCGTGGCTGTTGGTGTTGATGCTCTTGAAGAAGACATCCACGTCGGCCATGGTGGAGATGGGCCGGATGTTGCTGTATGGACAGATACTACCTCGTTGAGGTGACGCTGAAGTCCGCCTGGAGGGACTCGAACCCCCAATCACCTCTTTAGGAAAGAGGAGCCTTAGTCCATTGGGCCACAGGCGGGTGGTCGGGCACCCCGGATTTGAACCGAGACTTCCGCTCCCCCAGAGCGGTGTTCAACCAAATCGACACTCGTGCCCGTTGATTTTTGCGTCCCCCACCCAGGAATTGCACCTGGAACTGCGCCTTCGGACGACGCCGTGATCTCTGTTTCACTAACGGGGGTTGGTTTACTTCTTCTTTCTCCAATACCCCCGAGGGGGCTTGGAGATTTCATACTTCTTACACCATTTTCCCACCGCCACATCTGAGACCCCATACAGCGAAGCTACATGCGTTTTGTGTTGTGCGCCCCGAGGGAGACTCGAACTCCCACGCTCCACGATTCGTAGTCGTAGTTCCGTCCAATCGGCCGGGGCTTGGCAGGAGTGCAGGGACTCGAACCCTGGTCAACGGTTTTGGAGACCGCCATGCTAGCCGCTACACCACACTCCTATATTGTTTTGCGTCCCCCCACGGAGACTCGAACTCCGTTCACCGCCTTGAAAGGACGAGGGCTTACCCATAACCGATGGGGGGTTGGCGGTCCATGGGGGTATCGATCCCCCTACCCTGCCTTGACAAGACAGTGTGATAGCCAGTTCACCAATGGACCTTGATGTGATTGCGTACCCCCGACGGGAATCGAACCCGCTACTTCCTGGCTGAGAACCAGGCGACTCGCCATTTGTCCTCGGGGGCAAGAGTGCCCCACAAGGGGGCTTTAGCGCTCGGGTCGCCAGAACGCGACGGGAGCGCGCCGATCTCGGCGTTCCTCCCTCTCAGTACGTTCGGCAAGACTCATGAACTCCATGAGGACCACCATAGCACGCGGGCATGACGGCACTAATCAATTTTCTCGAAAGATCAGGGCCACACCCATCCAGCAGTCCAGCCACATCTGTCAGCCCAAGCCCCACCAAAAGGCTGACTGGAACAAGAATGACATCGCCAACTATGCCTGCGATTGGGCGACCACCGCTGCTCCTGGTGGTGATGGTTCCTACGGCGAGAACGAGCCGGGCATCTTCTTCACCACCGAAGATATCTACATCACCTGGAACGGGCTCTATCAATACTCCGATGCTCCACTCAAGGTGGATTCAGTGACCCACCGAATCGAAGGACTCATCGAAGGCGCCAAGCCCACCAGCGTGGGGGAGGCGGCCGACACCCGCAACAAGTAGTCAGTCCCCAACGAGTTGCAACAGGGCAGTTCCTTTGGGGCTGTCCTGCTGCCGTTTTGCCCGACGGATCTTCAGGCGCTCGAACTGGCTCACCCCACCCCAAACCCCGAAGTTCTCATTGGTGGCGAAGCTGTAGTCCAGACATTCCTGGCGGACATCACAGGCCCGGCAGAACTCCTTGGCGGGCTCCGTAGAGCCCCCTCTGGGTGGGAAGAAAAGCTCTGGGTCGGCGCCGTTGCAGTTTGCATCAGCCTTCCAGGATTGGTCCACCCATACGGGGGCATGTTCGATCATGGGTGAGTTGTATCACGAGATCGACACCGGGCTCAAGTGGCGGAAAGGAGAGGAATCGAACCCCATGCCATTTCTGACACGATCTGCTTTCAAGGCAGTCCCGGCGCTCCTGTCCGGTTCCCTTTCCGTGGCGGAGAGCCGAGGACTTGCACCCCAAGGGCCGAAACCCCCGTGCGGTTTTCGAGGCCGCCCCAGCACGCTTGTCTGGTTGACTCTCCATGGCGGAGAGCGGAGCAATCGAAGCCCAGGCCATAAGACCCGCACACCTTTCCAGGGCGGCCCAGGACCCTGCCTGGTTCACTCTCCATGTTGTGCCCCAGGGAGCACATGTGTGGATTCCCGGACATTGGTGCTCTAGTGGCCCTTTGTCGGGAAATCCCCACATGCGGAAGGCGGAGTAGTCGAAACCCATGCCCCGAAGGGCACCATCTCCTTAGCAGGGAGCGCCAGGACCCTGCCTGGTTCACCTTCCTTGACCTCACCCCAATTTCAACGGTGCAGCCTCACAGGACAGACACGGAATCAGTTGGGGATCAGGGTCCAGGTGGAGAGAATCGAACTCCCGGTGCCCGTAGACATCCCGTTTACAGCGGGACTACGCTCCATGCGCTCACCTGGGTGCGTGTGAACACTGCTCCAGGGGAGACGCGTCCGGGTTAGCTACTCGATGAGTAGCGATAACTCTCGGACAGGGGGGATCGGGTTTCCACGAAGATCACGTTATCACAAAGGGGTGACGGCGAACCAAGATCAATTGACTCGAAGAACGTGCGGGCAGTATCGGGAAAGGAATCCCTCCAGCTTGTCGCCCAGCATTCCTATGGTCCCGTCGTTGCGGATATAGCCAGTGAAGGTCCAATCGGCCAGGTCATTCTCGCTGATGTGGTCATTGGGGGGTTCGATGCCGGGGCGATCGAGTCGAATCGTGAACCCGGACCGGCTTCGGATGGCATTAGCTTCGTTGCGGAAGCGGAGATCCGAGATCACCACTCGGGGGATTCCTTGGGCGGCCTTGAAGGCGGCGTTCACCCAAACGTCCTCCCCGAGGATGTTGCGACCTGCTTCGGTCCCGAGGCGTTGGAGGAACTGACGAAGCTCTGGCGTCTGGATCTTGGCCTCTTGGTAGCCCCAGATCTCCAGGGCGTCGGAGTAGCGGATGATCTCATCGTTGGTGGTGATCGTCAGGATCGGATCGATGGCCGCCGCCATGGCACGCATGGGATCAGCGAAAGCGATCTTCGTGAACCCGTACCTCTCGACCAAGAGATCGGCCAGGGTGTCCTTACCGGATCCCGCCGTTCCCGCTACTCCTATTGTTGCCATCAGTCCCGACATTCTTGCTCCATTCTGGAAGTGGGCAGGCCTCCCCGTCACAACAACTGTCCTTGAAGTGGCAACAGGGGGAGAGCCAACGATACCGGATCGGATCATACTCTCGCCCACAGACGAGGCAAGGCACCATCAATAACCAGCCTTCATCCGCTCTGTGAGTTCCACCTGAAGCTTCTCGATGATGTCGCGCTCACCCTTGCGGTAGAAGTGGTCCCATGTGTAACCCAAGAATAGCCATACCCCAACCTTGCCAACTCGGTGATGGGTCAGGGGGCCAAGCAGGTCGGTAATGGGGATGAGGAACCGCTTCCCGGTGGCGGCGTTGACAGCCAAGGCCACCGTCTCATACCCAACAAAACCAAAAATGGCGATCCCCTCAATGCCAAACTCGCGCCCTCTGAAGGTAGGCCGTCGGATTCTCATGACTCCAGAATACCCAAAAAAACTGTCGCGAGTTAAGGGGTCCAGCGTTCGCCGCAATGCCAGATGGTGGGGGCTCCTAAGCGACCGTCAAAGTCGATAATCTCAACCCTAGCGGCCAGCATGAGTCCATCAGCAAAGCGGATCGAATCGATCCAGTGGTCGGGAGATCGGTCCGAAGCCTGCTTGTGCCTCACGAGCGTCTTGATGCCCGACTGAACAATGGCTCGGGCACACTCAGTGCAGGCGGCCCAAGGGGCAACCATAAGGGCTGGGGGCTTGCCAATCAAGCAAGCGGCAAAGATGGCATTGCGCTCGGCATGTTCGACATACTGGTACTTCAGGGGACGTTTCAGCTTCTCAGGGCTGGGATCGACGCCCTCGGTGAAGTCATTCCACCCATCCGCTATCCAGGCCAGGTCGTCCCCGTAAACGGAGGCGCCACATTGGCTAGATGGGTCGGGGCTGTAGGTGGCGTACCGATAGGCGCGGAGAAGGGCATCACGGATGAAGTCCTCGTCTGGGGCCATGATCAGACCACCCTAAGACGCTCGAACCCCATTGGGAAATCCGATGACGTGACGAAGCAGACCGTGCCGGGAGTGGATTCCGAGCCAGTGCTATTGACCCACCATGTGGATCCACCATCCATGGCGGGGCATTGGATGTGGACCTTCGGCCCGTGATCCACTACCGAGAGGTGGTGGTAGTGGCCCGTGACGACGATACGAGCCTGGCCAATGATGTGGTCCCCGAAGGCCATGTCCTTGAGCCATTCCTTCTGCTTGGCCTGGGGAGTGGACCCGCGGCGAGCTAGGTGGCCATGGGTGAACCCCACGGGAACCCCTGAGATGTCCAGGACGATCCAGAGCCGTTCTTCGGGGATGACGAAGGAGATGTGGCCGAAGGCTTCATCGTTCTCCCTCAGGGCGTTGGCCACCATCTCGATGACCAGTAGATCGTCGTTGTCGCCAGGGGTGGTGAACATCTTCCCGTCAAGACGGTTCTCCCCGTGGTTCCCTCCTACGCCACCAACCACCATCTTGTCCATCCGCCTAGACAGTCGGGCGGCCCCGTCACGCAAGCAACGGAAGGTGAGCCGCAACTGCTCTCGTCGGTTCAGTTCGGTGGTGAAGGGCTGAGCCGGGTAGTTGCCGCTGCACTGCTCGATTAGGTCCCCCATGCCGATGAGGTAGAGGCACTCCAGGCCGGTCTTGGACTTCTTGAGTTCATCGATCATGTCCTCGATGCGATCGAAGGAAGTCATGATGCGGTCAACGGTACCGCGCACCCCGTCTCCATCCCCTTTCCCGATCTGCCAATCGGAAATTGGGACGACCAAGGATTGCGGGCCGGTGGGCACCGCTTTAGAGCGCTTCCATTTGCGGATGCCATCGAGCATCTCGTCCACGTCGATGCCATAGCGGGCATGACGGAGGCGGATCTTGGCCTTGTAGTAGTAGAACCTCTGGACCTCGCCGCCACCCAGGTTTGAGTCCCAGGCTCGGAACTCTGGGTTGTAGTCGGGATCAACCTCATAGATGGCGGGGTCGAGATTCCAGATGTTCAGCAGGTCCAGCCAATCGTTGTCGCTAGGGGCACTCGGTTCAGTGCGCGGCCCCGTGGAGATGATGCCCACCTGGCCATCGAAAGCCACGCCTGGCTCCCACCCTTTTGGGTGCTTGGTGCTCCGGGCCTGCGCCTCCGCAGTTACCCGATTGATGTCATCCACGATGCTCAATTGAGGAATGTCAGCCTTGAGCCGATCGTCCGCCATTAGGTCACCTTAGAGCAATGGCACATTCCGCGTCGATGCCGCTGAATGGTGCCCCCACCCATGTTCGTGCAGAGATTGGCCAAAAACTCCAGGGAGCGCTTCTCCTCGGGCTTCTTGGCCTTGAGAGCTTCCTCTTGCAGTTTGGGTCCCCAGGAATTCAAGATCTGGGCAATCGTGGTCCCAAAGACGCGGCGGTCCTGGAACAACTCCTCTAGGGCAGCCCGATCCTTGGGCGTCAACAGATTCAACAAGGTTCCGATGGAGCAAATCGCTCCACGGCGCCCGTAGATCTGACTACGCACTGCCTCAACCTCATCAGTTAGACCCAAGAGAGGGACCTCCTATTGGGCTTCAAGCCGATGAACCAAGACTATGGCTCGTACTACTCAGCCGTAGGTTCTTCCTGGCTCTCGGTCTCAGGGGATTTCCCTTGAGAAGTTTCCTTGGGCCCGTCCAGCGACTCGGCGCTGATGGCCATTTGGGTGAACCTGGCAGCCATACGCTCAGCCCGGATGGGACGGACAGCTTCGAACAACTCATTCAGCTTGTTCTCGTGACGAGCCAGCATCTCCACCAGGGAGGTCATGGAGTCCTGATCAACTCCATGGGTTCCGCAGTTAGAGCACTGACGAACCGAGCCAGCGGCGACGAGAGCTTCAACCTCACCCGAGACTGTGTTGACTCGGGCACGAGGAATCATGCGCTCCACCTCGAACTCAACGTTCATCTCGCCGCCAGAAGCAGCCAGACCCTCAACGATGAAGCCCGAGACGTTGACTGCCAGAAGGCCGACGACCTCAAGACGCTTCTCGTTGCGGTGGCGGCCCATCATACGCCAGTCCGGGCTGATGTCGCTACCACGCAGGCGGCGGATCTGCTCGGGGGTCGCATCGGGGCGAACGGCGCCAGCGGCCACGATCCCGAATTCGTTCTCGTAGAGCGCCACGTCAGCAACCGCACAGCCGGTATCGGCGTAGTGGGCTTCAGCATCGCTGGCCACGAGACGAAGGTTCGGGTGAACCGTGTCCATGAAGATGGGGCCGGTAGCCACCAACTCGCCCTCTTGGGTGAGGGTGTTCTTGTTCCGGAAGTTCCGGTAGTTGTTGGCTGAATGAGGAACCTCCACACAGCGGTCGCGGGAGCCGATGTGGCAGGTGCCGAACTTGGCCACGAGGCCGTAGCAACGACCGTCGGGGTAGACCGTGAAGGGCTGGGGCTCATCCATCTCCAGGAGCGAGAACCACTCCTGGGGAGGATTGACCGGGATGACGGAAGGAGCAGCCGCCGAGGCAACAAGGGAGGTCAACTCGACCACATCGTTGGACCCACGGGCGACCATGGGGTACGGCGAAACGAAGCGCCACACCTCTCCTTCGGTCTCGACGCCCGATGCAACCAAGGCCACGTCAGTAGCCTGGGCCTCAGCGTTGAGGACGTTAAGTTGTGCTTCTTGGAAGGCAGGGAAGGGGGTCATGGTATTCCCACACCAGGCAGGGATGCCGTTGCGGCGCACATAGAGAGATTCGTTGGGAACCGTTACGCAACGGACCATGCCTTGGTGGTTCTCGACCCACTCTGCCTTCCAGTCCCAACAAGCAGAGGCCGGACGCGAACCTTCGCGGTCGCGAAGGGCCACCACGTAAGAAGGTCCGGTTGGGGCCACCACGCGACCGTCGATCTCTGACTCCCGGTAGGTGCGCTCGGTGACGGTGGCCCACATGCCAGCCTTCTGAGCTAGCTCCTGCAAATCCCCGGCCATCCGTATCGAGGACGTGTAGATGCGACGACCTTCAAAATCTCCGTCCCCAG